AACTTGTTAATTTTCTTATGGATGAAGCCAACCGCAATGAAGCGGTTGAGCTTGGTTTGATTAATGGTGAATACACTGCTAAAGTGGTATCACCAGAGGCGGCTGAACAGCCGAAGGATCCGGCGTAAGCCGGAAGCACAGTTACTTTACTTGATGTAACTGTGCTAGGTGACACCAATACTTAACTTTTACTACGGAGTGCTACGATGAAGATGTTACATAGAAAACCAATGAGCAAGCATGGCGCAGCGAAAAAATTTCGTCGTGGCGTAAGCAAGACGAAAGCATTAAATATGCGTACTTCTCCACAACGTGGTGGTTTTAGGTTGTAATTTATGGCGTGTTATAAGCCGTTAACGGCTTATCAATGCGCTGACAAATCTATAATTTGGCGTGAAATACCGGGTGCTGACGTAGTCCGCACCTTATCGTTGCCTTGTGGTCAGTGTGTTGGTTGTCGCCTTGAACGCTCACGTCAGTGGGCGGTCAGATGTATGCATGAGGCACAAATGCATACTGATAATTGTTTTATAACGCTTACTTATGCTCCTGAGCATATTAAGGAAGCTAAAGATTTATCTTTAAATTATGAGCATTTTCAATTGTTTATGAAAAGGCTTAGGAAGCGTTTTACTGGTAAAACGATTCGATTTTATATGGCAGGTGAATATGGTGAGCTTAGGGATCGTCCTCATTTCCATGCTTGTATCTTTGGGCTTGATTTTGAAGATAAGAAGTTTTTTCAAAGAACGCAGACTGGGTCTATCTTATATACGTCAAAGATACTTGAAGAGCTTTGGCCGTATGGCTATTCTTCTATTGGTGATGTCAATTTTGAATCTGCTGCTTATGTTGCGCGATATATTATGAAGAAGGTTAATGGTAAACCCCGATTAACTGAAGACGGTCAATTTATTGATCCTATGGCGCATTATGAATATTGTGATATTGAGACTGGTGAGTTAATTCAGCGTCAGCCAGAATTTAACAAGATGTCTCTTAAGCCTGGCATTGGTCAGGCTTGGTTTGATAAGTACATTTCGGACGTATACCCGTCCGATGTTGTTGTGGTTCGTGGTAAAAAGACACGACCACCCCGCTTTTATGATGGTAAGTTTAAAAAATTGTTCCCAGAAGAGTTTGATGAGATACAATTTAAGAGAGAACATGAAGGTCGTTCTCGATATGAAGATAACACTTTACAGCGTTTGGCAGTAAAGGAAAAGGTCGCTTTGGCTAAGTTATCGCTTTTAAAACGTAAGATTTAAAGGAGTTTTTATGAAGATGGTTATTGTTTCAATTCTTGATACTGCAGCTGGTGCCTATGGTCGTCCAGCTTTTGTTGCTTCTGAAGGTGTTGCTATTCGTCAATTTCAAGACGAAGTTAATCGTCAGAGTGATGATAATCAGTTGTTTAGACATCCTGATGATTTTCAGTTGTTTTATATTGGTACTTTTGATGACAATACCGGCGGTATTGATCTTTTAGCTAGTCCTAAGTTAATTAGTCGTGCTAAGGACGTTATGATTCGTCAAGAGGTTTAAGTTTTTGTTAAGCCGCTCTATTTGGTAACAAATAGGGCGGAATTTTTTCGGGAGAGTATTTATGCATCGCAATAAGTCTGTTAGTTCTCATTCGTTTGCTATGGTTCCTAAAGCGGATATTCCCCGCTCTAGTTTTGATACGCAATACGTTCATAAGACCACTTTTGATAGTGGTTATCTTGTTCCTATTTACTGTGATGAAGTTCTTCCGGGAGATATGCACAACGTTAAGGCAACAATGTTTGCTCGTTTGGCTACTCCGCTATTTCCTGTTATGGATAATCTTCATCTTGATACTTTTTTCTTTTTCGTTCCTAACCGTCTAGTTTGGACGAATTGGGTTAAGTTTATGGGCGAACAAACTAACCCCGGTGATTCTATTTCTTATGTGATTCCACAGATTACTTCCCCTGAAGGTGGTTATGCTGTTGGTTCTATTTTTGATCATTTTGGTTTGCCTACTGCCGGTCAGATTACTGGCTCTAATACTGTTACACATAACGCTTTACCACTTCGTGCTTTTAATTTGATTTATAACGAATGGTTTCGTGATGAGAATCTTCAAGATTCTTTAACTGTTAATACTGGTGATAGTGGTGATGATGTTGCTGATTATTCTTTAGTACGTCGTGGCAAGCGTAAAGATTATTTTACTGGTGCTTTGCCTTGGCCACAGAAAGGCGAAGCCGTTACATTACCTATAGGTTCTTCTGCTCCTATTAAGACTACTGCTCCTGCATCTTCTTCTACTGGTCAGTTATCCGTTTTAGATACTTCAAATGCTTATGTCAAAATGGGTACTGATACTTCCCGTTTATTTTTGACTAGTGAAGCTGGTACAGAAGGTAATTCTTTATTTGCTGATTTGTCTGAGGCTACTGCTGCAACTATTAATCAGTTGCGTCAATCTTTCCAAATTCAGCGTTTATTAGAGCGTGATGCTCGTGGTGGTACTCGTTATACTGAATTATTACGTGCTCATTTTGGTGTAACTCCACAAGACTATCGTTTACAACGTCCTGAATATATTGGTGGAGGTTCTACTTATGTTAACGTTAACCCTATTGCTCAAACAAGTGCAACTTCAATTTCTGGTGGTGCTACTCCGCTTGGTAACTTGGCTGCAATGGGTACTGCGCTTGCTAGTGGACATGGTTTTACGTACCATGCTCAAGAACATGGGTACATAATTGGTCTTTGTAATGTTCGTGCTGATTTAACTTATCAGCAAGGTTTGCCTAAGATGTGGTCTCGTGAGACCCGATATGATTTTTATTTTCCTGTTTTTGCTCATTTAGGTGAGCAAGCCGTTCTCAATAAAGAGATTTACGTTACTGGTACTTCCACTGATGATGATGTATTTGGTTATCAGGAACGCTGGGCTGAGTATCGTTATAAGCCAAGTCAGATTACAGGTTTGTTTAAGTCTACTTCTGCTGGTACTATTGATGCTTGGCATTATGCTCAGAAATTTACTTCTCTCCCAACTTTGAATAGTACTTTTATTCAGGAAACTCCTCCTGTTGAGCGTACTACCGCTGTTGGTTCTGCTGCTAATGGTCAGCAATTTTTAATGGATTGTTTCTTTGATTGTAAGATGGCTAGACCTATGCCTATGTATAGTGTTCCGGGTCTGATTGATCATTTCTAAGATATTTCCCCCCATGAAGAATGGGGGGACAACAACCGAAGGGCGTTAGTATGTTAGGTGATATATTTGGTGGACTTGTTTCTGCTTGGAATGCTGAGCAGAATCGTGGTTTACAAGCTGATATAGCGCATGGTAATTGGGAGCAAGCTGATACTAATCGTGCTTGGCAGACAGAAATGTCCAATACCGCTTATCAGCGTATGGTTAAAGATTTGAATGCTGCTGGTTTAAGTCCTATGTTGGCTTATTCTAAAGGCACTGCATCTACTCCTTCTGGGAGTGCTGGTAGTGCAAGTGCTAGTGGTTCGTCTATTGAGGTTCCTAGATTTGGTGAGACTGGATTACGTCAAGCGCAAGCTGAAGCTGCTAAAGAGCAGGCTGAAGTTGCTAAGTCTCAGGTCGCTGTTAATGGTGCTTCTGCTGTTAAATTGGCTGCTGAGGCTGAGAATGTTCGTCAGGATACTGAAAATAAGAAGTTGTATCCCGGTATGAATGAAGCCGAAATTAAAGAATTATTAGCTCGTGCTGGTCAGCATGGAGCTAGTTCTTCTCAGTTGTTGGAGGTTATTAAGAATTTATCTCAGGAACGTGCATTACGTAAGCCTGAGGAGGAATTCAAAAAGGAGAATCCGACTGTTTCTAAATATATGCATCCTGTTCAGGAGTCTTTGCGTACTATATTTGAAGGTCTTGGTTTGTTGCGTGGCACTTCTGCCATGCCTAATGTTATGAGAATGGATAGGAATCGTTGATGACTAAGGTATTTATTCGTAATCCCTATAATTATGATAAAGATGAAGTTTCTAATGAAACTGGTTTAGCGTGTCAAGACAAAAGTCTTGCACAACAACACATGAAGGATGAATGTGATATCAATGTTATTGTTGAGCGTTTTGGTGTTACTGGCCGAGTGCCTGTAACGCAATTTGAGCCTACTTATGGCGATTTTACGGGTGTGAGTGACTACCACACCGCATTGAACAAAATTAATGCGACTGAGGAGCGTTTTATGACCCTTCCCGCGAAGATTAGGGCTAAGTTTGATCACGATCCATACAAACTTGTTAATTTTCTTATGGATGAAGCCAACCGCAATGAAGCGGTTGAGCTTGGTTTGATTAATGGTGAATACACTGCTAAAGTGGTATCACCAGAGGCGGCTGAACAGCCGAAGGATCC